GCAACAGTTACACCAGATGGCAGTAGAATAAATGTTGCAGATGGTTCTGTATTAATTAAAAAATGGGATGGTATTGTACCAGGAGCTACTATGACTTGGGATCCTGTACAAACATCGTTAGGATAGAATATGTATTTTGGAGGAAGCACATTTGCAGGAGCACCATTTGGAGACCCAGGGGGAGTTAGTGTATTTGTTGCTATAACAGGTAACAGAGTAAATGTAAGCACAGGAACTGTAGGTATTACAGCTTCTGCAAGAATATTACCAGGAGGCTCTGAAATAGAGATTTCTATAGGTAATGTTACTGTAAGAGTAAACAAAAGAGTGGCTGTAGATGGTGTAAGAATAAACCTTGCAACAGGTACCGTTTCTGTGATATCATGGAGTATTATTGATCCAGGTGCAAATCAGACCTGGGTTCCAATAGATCCAGATAATCCGTAGGAGAAAATATGGCGTCAAGTACATCGAGTGATTTAAAACTAGAATTAATTACCACAGGGGAAAAGTCAGGTACCTGGGGTACAATTACAAATACAAATTTACAAATATTAGAACAAGCAGCATCAGGTTATTTATCGTTAGCCGTAGGCTCAAGTGATGTAGCTTTATCTTTAGCAAACCATGCTACAGCAAATGGTAAAAATTTATATTACAAATTAACTGGTACATTAACTGCAAACAGAACAGTGACTATGCCAGATTCTGCAGAAAGAGTTTTTATTGTAGAAGATGCAACAACTAGATCTTCATCTAATTACACACTGACAGTGAAGACTGTATCAGGAACAGGACTTGCTTTACCTGTTGGATCTACAACAGTTTTATATTCTGATGGTACAAATATCACAGGTAAATTACAAACTAAAGGATACTACACACCATCTACAACATATACTACAGTCAATGGTGACCAAGTATTAGTAGATACATCTGGAGGCGGTATTGGTACTGCAATTACTATAAATCTACCTGCTTCACCTGCTATTGGAAATGAAGTTACATTTATTGATAGTGGAAATAACCTTGCATCTAACAATCTAACAGTAGGAAGAAACGGATCAAATATAAATGGATCTGGATCTGACTTAGTAGTTTCAACCAACGCTTCAGCTTTTACTTTGGTGTATGTTAATGCAACAAGAGGCTGGGTGTATAAAGATAAGATATAGGACCACGGACCATGGCTCTTATTGACTTTAAGGTTCTACCAGGAATTGACAAACAAAACACGGACTCTGGAGCAGAGTTTAGATGGGTTGATTGTGACAACGTAAGATTTAGATACAGTCTTCCAGAAAAAGTAGGTGGTTGGTCTTCTCTTGTTACTGATACGATAGCAGGTGTAGCAAGAAGACAATTTGCATTTGTAGACTTAGATGGAAACAGATATGTTGCTATTGGTACAGATAAGTTTTTACTGTTATACTTTGAAGGTCAACTCTATGACATCACACCTGTAAAGACAGCTTTGACTGGTGCAACTATTGCAACTACATCTGGATCTGCAGTTTGTTCAATTACAAAAGCAACACACGGATTAGTAGCAGGTGACATTGTACAATTTAACAATGTAACTTTACCAGGTGGTACAGGATACTCTGCATCTGATTTTGAAGATAAAAACTTTCAAGTAACTTCTGTTACATCTAGTTCTGTATTTACAATTACACAAAGTTCTAATGCATCGGCCACTGTATCTACAGGTGGTAGTATAGAATTAATTCCTTACGAGCCAGTTGGTCCTGCCGCACAATCATATGGTTATGGTTGGGGTACAGATACTTGGGGTGCTGGTAATTGGGGTGAAGCATCTTCAGCTGATGACGTAACACTTGAACCAGGTCTTTGGTCATTAAGTAATTTTGGAGAAGTATTAATTGCAACAATTGCAAATGGTAAAACATTTACATGGAATGCAGGAGCAGCAACACCATTAGAAACTAGAGCATCTACAACTACATCTGGTTTTGCAACAGGAAACAATCCAACTGCAACAAGAGTCACACTAGTTTCACCAACAACACGTCACTTAATTCATCTTGGAACTGAAACAACTATTGGTACAGCATCAACACAAGATGATATGTTTATAAGATTCTCGGATCAAGAAGACATCAACGATTACACTGCAACAGCAATTAATAGTGCTGGTGATTTTAGATTACAAGATGGTACAAAAATTATAGGTGCGTTGAAAGCAAAAGAAACAATTCTAGTTTGGACAGATAACGCATTATATACAATGAAATTTGTAGGTGCACCTTTTACATTTGGATTTGAACAAGTAGGTACAAACTGTGGATTGATCGGTAAGAATGCAGCTGTTGAAATAGATGGTACAGCTTTTTGGATGTCACCAAATGGTTTCTTTATGTTTGATGGTACAGTTAAATCACTACCATGTAGTGTAGAAGATTTTGTATATGATTCTGCAGATACTACAAAAGGTCAACAAGTATACGCAGGTTTAAATAATCTATTTACAGAAGTTATTTGGTATTATCCATCACAAGGTTCTGAATACAACGATAAGTATGTTGTGTTTAATTATGGAGAAGCTATGAAAGGTGGTGTTTGGTATATTGGTACAGAAGCTAGAACTTCATGGATTGATGCAACTGTATATCCAAATCCTTTTGCAACTAAATACAATGACTCTGCATCAGGCACTTTTCCTGCTATTGTAGGTGAATCTGGTTTAGGACAAACCACATTGTTTGAACATGAGGTTGGAACTGATCAAGTAAACCCTGATGGCACAACAACCACAGTTACATCTTTTGTAAAATCATATGATTTTGATTTACAGTCTAGAGCACAAAATGCACAAGGAAGAGCATCAGGACCAACTATTGCTGGTGAAGTATTTCTTGCTTTACGTAGATTTGTACCAGATTTTAAAACACTTGCAGGTAATGCAAAAGTAACGATTGGGGTAAAACGATATCCGCAACAATCAGAAACTACAACAACTTTAAGTCCATTTACAATTACTTCTAGCACTGATAAAAAGGATACTAGAGCAAGAGGTAGATTTGTAAACTTTAAAATAGAGAATGATGATGCCTCTGAGTCTTGGAGATTTGGCACGTTTAAAATAGATGTACAACCAGATGGTAGACGATAATGGCAAAGATAGTAGTTAGATTACCAGAACCAAAAGAAGACTATGATGTCTCTAACCAAAAACAAATTAACAGAGCAATAACTTTAGTTGTAGAACAATTAAACTCTACATTTTTAAACGAACAGAAACAGGAGCAAGAGAGATTCTCTTGGTTTTTAAGTGGCTAATATTTATAAAAACGCAAAATTAGATTTAACAACTACAAGTGAAACAACCTTGTATACAGCTCCATCAGATTCAAGAGCTATTATAAAAAGTTTATTAGTTTGTGATGACAGTAATAATGGAAGTACACTTACTGTCACTATAACAGATGCTTCTAGTAATGTGTTTGTGTTATTTGATGTCAAATCAGTTGCTGGTCATGCAACAGAAGAATTCTTAACACATCCAGTTATATTAGAAGAAAACGAAATATTAAAAGTTACAGCAGCAGACGCAAATCGTTTGCATGTTATGGCTTCAATATTAGAAATAAGCAGGTCGTAAGGAGGACATATGGCGTTTAAAGAAGAAGGATCAGTAAACTACACAATAATAAATGGCAAAAAGGTGCCAGTTGTTAAGTGTGAAACTGAAGTAGTATTAAGAAATACACAAACAAACTATGAGTATAACTCAGATCAAGAAGCAGAGGATGATATCGCAGACCCAAATTCACCTACACAAAGGGAATTTGTAACAAGATCCTTGAAAATTAAGGTAGCTGCAATGCCTCCATTAGGAGCTGCATCTGATGAAGACAAAGAAGAATAGTTGTAAAACAAAAGTTTATTATATAAAATAGAACGATGGCAATAACAAGAGCACAAATAGCAAGAGAACTTTACAAAGATGGTAAACGTGTCGGTTTAAAAGGTGGAGCTGATGCGGCTACTGCTTCTTTTGGTAAAAGTGTTGGATACTCAGATCCTAAAACTGGATCAACAGGTAGACCTGATAAAGATTTTAACCCTGGAACTGGAGGTGGTGGACCTACGTTTGGTGATAATCAAGCAACAACAGTAACAGGTGATGATGTAAGAAAAGCTAAAAAAGAATACGAAAAACAATTTTATGACAAAGGTCAAGTACCACCATTAGGTAGTAGACCAACAAGTTTTAAAACTAAACTAGATCAACGTAATAAACAAAAAAGATTAAATTATATAAATAGATTAATTTCAAACAAAAGAAAAAAAATAATAGATGCTATTGAATTAGCAGGTATTGAAGGTGTAACTGAAGAAAATTTCGATGAATTATATAACAAAGGAATGTTAAATATTCCTAGCGTTCAAGATTTAGTTGAAGAAGGTTTTTATAAATCAGATGGACCATTTGCAACTGGAGAAAAAATACCTGGCATTACATCAATAAGACCTCCAGGATTTACGGGCTTGTTAACAAAACCATTTGAAAGTCCATTAACTACAGAGGGAATAGATAAGATATTACAAGAAACTATAGATTTGGAAAATTTAAGAACAACCGAAGGTTTAGAAGGAACAAACTTT